GTAACGTCGTCCATCTCTCCGGTCTCCTCGCAGCGCAGCACGCGCTGCGTGTGAGTCACAGCGTCGTGTTCGAACGCTGTTGCCGGGCGGATAATGGTTCTCTTCCACCATAGTGGAGTGCTCATGGTTACGCCCCTACCTTGTTCGCGATGAGGTCCACCACTATACGCACGCCCTTGATCTCCTCGTGCACGACTTCAACCTCCGCCCTCTGGGTGACCAGAGATTCGAGCACGTTCACGCGTGATTCCAAGTTGGAGATCAGCGTGTCCTTCTCTTCGCGATGCTCGGTCAGGGTGTCCACCTGGATCTTGAGCATGTCTACCGTGTCAGCAGCGATGCCCATAGCATCGCTGGTAGACGACCTTCTACCTTGCAAGAAGCCTCCGGCCGCCCCGGCTATGCCGAGGACCGACGCGATAATCGCTTCTGTTCCCATGTTCCCCTCCAGGTTATTTACTCTCCGCTACTGTTCGCATCGTAACGGTGAGATAACCTCCCAGCGATCCTCCATTGGGGCCAGGCGGGGCGAGTTGGGTGTACTTCCAGTCGTCGATGACTACCAGCGTAGAGACGTCGTCAGAGAGTTCTTGATACGAGACGACGTCACCGGCCCTGGCAATGCTCTTGAACGTCTCGAACCTACTTCGGGCGTACCCGTCGTACCCAAGATTCTGACCACCCTTGTCTGTCTCCATGTCGAACAACAGGAAGGTTTGATTGATCATTCTCTGCCTTATAGAACCAGGCAGGGCCTTCACTTGCCAGCCGTTGAGAATCCCGCCTTGCGACAGGACTGCTCCTCGGGTCAGCGTGAACTGAAGCGCAATCCAGTTCTGAGGGCCGTTCGGCTGGGGCGTGGAGATGTCTCCAGTCCCAGGCGCGAAGTTCGGACCGTATGTTGCGTAAGGAGTGACGCCGTTTCCTTGGTCCAGTATTGAGACTTGCACGTCCCCCTGTAGGGGGACGGGTGTGCGTAGCGATATGAACTTGTACAGCTTGGGCTCTTCGGTGTTGTACCGAATGCGCCCGGTCTTTAGGTACCCGCTAGAGACGAGCTGGGTAGCGTGCTCTATCCAGATCGAATCACTCTGGACTGAGTAGATCTTCCGATCGGTGCCGCCGAACATAGACACCGAAAACACAGGATTGATCTCTCCGGGTGCGTAGATGTCGCGGGCGAAGGCGTACCGTACAGCCTGCGTAGTCTGCTCTTGGATGACGGACCCCAGGTCCACCCTGTAAAGCCCGGAGGAGCCATCGTGGGCCGTTGTAGACCCGGTCCACATGAACCTGTCGAACCCGGTGATAGACCGACAGCCTCCTACTGGGCTGAAGAGCAGTGGCCCGTAGGCCACGTCGCCGTTAGCGTCCAGGTCTCCGACCCTGAAGCCCTTGTCTGTGGCGATGCCAAGGAACGAGCCTACGTAGCCGTAGATGGTCCTGATCTTCTCGCCTGTAGGCATCTGAGCTGAGACGATAGGCGTGCTCAACGTGGGGAGGGCCGTCCCGGTCGACGACTGGAGGATCATCTTGTAGATAGATCCCGTCGTGGTGTTGTTGCCTGCGGCGTAGATCGCATTGGGACCTTCAGAGATCGAAGTCCACTGCCATAGCGCATTCGAGTGTGGATAGGCCGCTACTGGCGCAACGGGCGGCGCTGTCGGATTCGCCGCTCCTGAGTAGAGGATGTTGTCCCAACCCCACACGAGCCGGTCTTTGACGTACCCGATAGCTCCTGTGGTCGGCGCGCCGACCACGTTGTAGATCTTTGTAGCAGCTCCGGTGTCGACGCCCGTCCAGACTCCGTCTGTCGCCAGCAAGAAGTATCTAGACCCAGAGCTGGCAAGCCCGAGCGGAGAACCGACAGTTCCCCAGGTGATGCTAGTGGTGCCAGCGTCGGTGATCTTCTTGAACGTAGTTCCATCCATATACCAAGCAGCGTCGACCCCTGAAGGGTCGACGAATCCTTGCACGTAGTTGACCGTAGATGCGAGTCCGGTCACCTTCTGGATGGAGTCCCTGAGAAGACGCAGCTCCCCAGACGTCCACGAGTCCACGCCTAGCGAGTCAGCGAAGCGGAGGTCGAACGCTCGGACGTACGGGTTCTGAGTGTCTGGGTCCTGGTAGAGAAGGCCCGCGCCTCCGGTGAAGTTGGACTGAGACCGGAGCCACCATCCGAAGATGGACTGTTCGCCCGGCTCTGCCGATGAATCGAACTGCTGCTTCCTGATCTCCGCCATGCCTTCGGTGTACGGCCACGCGTCCCGTGAGGCTGACATGAACGGCAGTCCACCGATGGCGTAGTCGAACGAGTAGTCAGTAAGGGCATAGCTTCCGGTCGTGCCTGCGCCACCGACGCTAGAGATCTCGAATGGCAACCGGCGCGTGATGTCAGCCATCGAATCTCCTTAGAGTGGGTAGGTGAAGTTCATGCGCCAAGCGGGCGAGCCAGACTGAACCGTCTGACCTGGAACGAACGTGATGAGGTCGACGGTCGAGTCTGTATTGAGCCTCGCCACTCCAGCCAGGGTGCCATTCTGGAACGGTGAGGAGATGGCTTCGGTCAGCAGTGCGCTCGGGTCCCAGTTTCCGTTGATCGTTGCGATCTGCGAGTCGCCTACGTTGCCTGCTCCATCGGCGGTGATGTCAGCTCCCGTCCTGGTTACGTTGAGAACGACCGTGACTATGCCAGCCTTGGCTACAGCTACAGCGGTCTGGATGCTCCAGCCTGTATTCGCCGTAGCGACCGCTGATCCGGTGGCGCTAGAGGCTGTGAATGAAGCCTGACCTAGCTCGTTGACCGAGCCGACGACCACGTTGGCAGGGCTGACCCACTGTTGGAGCGAGCCGGTATAGCCAGCGTTGGTGCTACCAACCTGAAGCAGCGTGCCAGACGTCTGGCCAGTGCGAGTAACCAAGGCTCCTCGGTTGGCGAACGTCTTTCCATCCGACTGGACCGAGAACTGAGTAGTAGCAGCCGAGTTAACGACCGAGAGTTGGTCGACGCTTATCCCAGCGGGGGAGGCGATGCTTAGCGGATTGATCGACGCCGACGCTACATCGGGCGTGATTGCCACACTTCCAGCTCTACTCACAGAGAATTTGGATGTAGTGCCAGCGAGGTTGACTACCGAGAACGCACGAGAGACGCTAACGTCATCGGTACGCACCGCAATAGCGGTGCGAGCAGCCGTAGCAGTGGGAATTACCGAGAGGGTTCCACCCGAGAGGACCTCGAATCGGTCGGTAGTTCCATCAGAATCGACGGCCCTGAACCGATAGGTAAGGTCGCTCTCGCTAGCAGACTTAACGCTGGTCGCTCCACCGACGCTGGTGATGGTGAATATCGTCCGAAGGTTGACCTCGTTTTCGAGGATCGAGAGCCTAGGGAATGAGGGGTTGGCGGAATCGCCGATCACGCTGGTAGTCCACGTGCCGGTGTTGAAGATGTCGATCCGCTCAAGAGTCCCGGTTGCTCGGTTGAGAGTCTTGTTGCTGAGAGTCTGAGTGGACAGGGTCCCCACCAGGTCGTTGCCAACTCCGGTTACGCCGTGGACGGCAGCCGTAGCAGCCTCGTGCGACCTAGAGTCAGAGAAGTCCCGACCCGAACTGACGTGCCGCACGAACGCGCCAGCGTTGTGCGAGGTGGCCGATGTACCGTCCACAGCTCGGGTGACGGTGAAGCTGAACCCGGCGACGCTAGTGACATCGACCAGCTCTTCGTTGCTCTGGCCGTAGTCCAGCGCTATCGTGAATGGCGTACTCCCAGGGAAGCCCGCTGTAGCAGCGACCGTGATGGTCGTGCTTGAACCTGTGATCGATCCGGTAAGCGTTGTCTGCTGTGCGATCGAAGAATAAAAGCGTGATGGCGTAGGCACCGGTCCTCCTCAACTGTTGAAATTTTGATAGTTCTCGAACAGCTCGAACAGCCGGTCGCGTTCTTCGTTCAGTCGCTTCGTGTAGAGACTGAGGTAGAGCTGAGCTGCATTGCTAGCAGCCCCAGCAAGAACGAGCGGGGCTCGTTCTGTAGCTTCGATAGCCTGCTGCTGGAGTCTTGCGGCCTCGTAGGCCGGAAGCAGGCGCCAGCAGGCGCCGTATACGATCAGGTCGACACAGCGCTCTGGGAGGCCGCTCACGGCCTCGAACAAGTCTGAGCTACCAACCAGCGTGCTGGGCTTCTTGGTGTAAGTAACCCTGACGTTGCGACCGGGGACGATGAAGTCACGCATAAGCTGGATGCTCTTGCCGGTAGGTGCCGGACTGGGCTTCACCTGGCCTGCCGTGGTGGAAGCTAGCGCGTTGAACCTCCATGAGGTCAGCGGGAACCAAACGCCAGAAGGGCCGATCGTGTTGACCACTACCTTGTGCACGCCTTCTGCCTCCGCTGGAATCGGATACTCATAGCGAGCCGAGTTGTAAGGGAACTCGTACTCACCGAACACCCACAGGTCTGGATAGACGCCGTTGATGGTGTCGTTGATGGCTTCCTTGACGCGGACTAGCGGGAAGCGAGGATCGTTGGTGACGAGAGAGCCGACCACATGGTCGGCCGGAGTAGTTCCTTCAGCGCCTCTGCCGAACGTTCCACTCAGTGTAGTGACCGTGCCTGAAGCACGGTCAAACTTCTTCACCAAGATAAGCTCGTCGTCGATCTCAACCAGGCCCCGAGACAGATTGGTTACTGTCTCAGGGTCTACCTGGAAGGTCCCGTCGCTAGCGTCCATAGCAACCATCAGGTACGAGAGGGCTGCTTGATCCTTGGTGTACCCCAATAGCTGCTGCTTGACCCGGTTGGCCAGGTCTATGAACGTAGCGGGCATGACACTCCTTAGCCGAAGATGTATCCGTTGATTGTTGCTGAGCTGGTGCCTGAAGCACCAGCCGTGAAGTCGATAGTGACGTCATTCTCCGAAGGAGACCTGACGATGACCGGGATTGTCATGCTGCCGTTGACCGTGGTCAGCGCAAGCCCGTTGATATTGAGTCTAGCCACTACGGTTCCAGACGCAGGAGCTGCGTTAGTGCCGTTGACCGTGACTACAGGATTGGAGGCTCCGAGCACTGACGTGCTAGCGGAGATGGAGACGTCGGCTGTGTACCACTTCCCAGCGGGGATGGTAACCAGCGTGCCGGTGGTCGTTCGCGTTGCGCAGAAGACTTCCTCTGCACTAGGAGATCCTTGAAACATTACATCTCACCCCAAGCTATTCCGATATTCCAGCGAAGGTCGGTGTCGCCGACTGCCTGACGGAAGACGATGCCCTCGCCCGGCGCCAGCAAAAATGGTCCCGTTCCAGGGGGAAATCCAGCTGCATGGACCGGGGTAGTTCCGTTCCCCGCGCTGAGCGGGGGCGGGGAGTTGAACAGTCCACCATCTAGGACCGCTGTGGGGTTTCCAGTTCTAACTTCTGCCGTCTGCACGGGGTACAGGTTCGAGAACCTAGTGATAGCGGTTGCGAGCTGTAGAGTTCCAGCGGCAACGGTGTTGGCCCTGAAGGCGCGCATCGGAGATGTCGTGACGCTTCCACCTGCGGTCACCGCAGAGAGAAACGCTCCGAAGAAGACATAGGTCTTGCCGGACAGAAGCGGATTGAACAGGCTCACGTAGTTGTTTGCCGCCGCCACTCCAACGATCTCATCGGCCGAGAAGGCGTACACGCCGGTCAACGCAGGATCTTTGGTGACTACAGAGCTGACCGTTCCACTAACGACCTGAGTTCCGGAGGGCGTAGCAATGATGGTTCCACTGACCGGGAATGTGACCGGGCTCGTGATCGCTACGTTCTGCGTCCCAGAGGGGACGGAGGTTACGGTGCCGCTGACAGCCTGAGTCCCGGAGGGTAAGGCGGTTACCGTGCCGCTGACCGGCACGGTTGCTGGGCTGACTATTGCTACGTCCTGAGTTCCGGACGGAGTCATAGTGCCGGTCACCGGGAAGGCGCCATTTACTACTTCAACTCCATCCATGCTCACTTTCATTTCTGCCATACTTAGCCTCCTTGATAGGCGACTCCTGTCGAGTCGGAAACCTTCATAGCTGCATCAATCTGGTGCTGCTTGGTCCCCTCGGGCTGAACGCCCTGACGTACGGCGGAACGGTAAGAGTCAAGCTCTCGGTCCCACTTTTTCTGCGCTTCTCCGAACATCAGGTTGGGCTTGAC